CAGACACAAGAATTACAAGAAATAGAAGAAATTATATCTTTTATCGAAACAGAACCAATAGAATTTACAGAATTATTTGAAGAAGTTACAGTACAAGAATTTATAGAAGAAGAATACCATTTTGAAATATTAACAGAAATGGTAGAATTAAAAGAAGAAGAAAAATTTGTTGAGGAATCAATAGTATTAGAAATCTATGAAGAACCAGAGACCGAGCAAGAAGTCGCAACAGAAATCGAAAGTGAAGAAATTGTCGTTGCAGAGGAGCAAACAGGAACTGAGGAAGTATCTTCAAGAGAAGAAAGCAGTATTACTGAAGAAGAATCCACAACTAGTAATGTCGAGACACAAGAAGAAACTAGAACAGAAAATTCAAGTTCTCAACCAAGAAACACAGATACCGAAACCACAGAACAAACCATTGTGGCAGAAGATGTTAGAGTGGATTCAGTCCAAGATATTTCAGAACAAATAGCAAGGACTACACTTGATATAGATCAACAGTTGATTTTAACACAGAATTTAGTAGCTAAAGTTATGTCAAATAACGATATAATTACTGGTTATACTAAAGTAAACACAGACATATTTAAGCAACCTAATTTAGTAAATATTAATATTGATTCTTATATTAATAATATATACACAGACAATAGAGATATTTACCCAAATCAATACTACGAGGACAGACTATGGACATCAAGACAATAACAGGAGCAATCGGTGCAGTAATTGCAATCGCTTCATTGTTTGTATTTCAAGGGCAACTCATACAAAGGGTAGAGGTGCTTGAATCTAAAATGGTAGATCCTAAAGAAATAACAGCAATTAAAAAAGACATAGAATCATTACAGAAAAAGAATAAAAATCCTTTATCACAATGATATTTGAAGTCTTAATAGTGTCGATGTTATTGGCATTATTTGTTGTTTATTATCCTGAATTTTTTTCTTGGTTTTTTATGCGAATAAAAACTAAGTATTTAAGACCTGAAGTTAGTATCTTCGAGTTATTAATAATAGGAGTAATTATATACCTATTGGTATTGACTTACTCAGGAGAGTAACTGTGTATGCAAGAGCAGTTCCGTTCTCGAACAGAGAAATGGAGTTCATTCATGCAATCTTTTTAATTGATCCCAAAGCTAGAATCAGCATAAAAGGTAAACTTGAAACAAGAGAAGATTACCTTTATGGTGGTATTGAATGGGAAAATGGATATACACCAATCCCATACGATCAAGTTTTGGAGAAGATTAATGAAGAAAAAGAAAAAGAATGAAGATGTAATAAACCACCCTAATCATTATACGAAAGGGATAGAAACCATTGATTACATACGAAGTTGGGATATGGATTATGTTTGTGGGAACATAATAAAGTATGTAACGAGATACCCATATAAGGGTACTCCTGTGCAAGATTTAAAGAAAGCACGATGGTATCTTGATTATTTAATCAAGGAGTTAGATAAATGACCACAATATATGATGCTGGTGGCAACTATAGTAAATTAGTTGAGCAGCAACACGATGAGGATAACAACTTATTAAGTTGCCCTAAATGTAATTCGACACATTTAATTAAAAAGGGTAGAGATACAAAAACACAAGGGCAACCACAAAGATACCAATGTGGCGACTGTGGACATAAAACAGTTCACCCTAAAAAATGTATGAATTTTGAAGTAGATAATCCATTTACAGAAGAAGAAATACCTACTGATGAGTTAATACAACAAAGAATTGATGTTTTTAATCGTAAAGAAAAACGAGAAAAGAACGAAGAATTTTTAAATATAAGAATTAAAGATGATAAACCTATAGGGTTATATATTATGGGCGATCCTCATATAGATGATGATGGTTGCGATATGCCTTCGGTTGTAAATCATTTAGATATTACTAATAAAACCGATGGTATGTTTGCTTGTAATGTAGGAGACTTGCAGAACAACTGGGCAAGAAGAACAAAACTTGCAGGATTATGGGCAGAACAATCAACTACTAGTACACAAGCATTTCAACTTACCGAATGGTTAATAAGATATACTGATTGGTTATTTATTGTTGCAGGTAATCATGATATGTGGTCAGGTGATGGAGATCCTCTTAAATGGATTTGTCGCCCACTTAAAACTACATACAAACCACATAATATAAGAGTTAGATTAAACTTACCTAAACATAAAATACGAGTAAATTGTGCACATAACTTTAGAGGAAACTCTATATACAATACAGCTCATGCGATAGTTCGCCATGCACTTTTTAATTCAAGAGATCATTTATTAATGGCAGGACATAGGCATGTATCAGGTTATATGCCTGTTAAAGATGCAAACTCAAATATTGTAAT